AAGAGATTCGTGAGTTTATGCAGGTTAACCCTATGTTCAAGGCAGACGAAGTAGCTTGATGTTACTAAGGTTATCGGTTAGAATAGGGTAAATTTTTAAAGGTTTATAATAGATGAAACAAACAGATTTGCTAAAGGCATTTAAAGCTGACTTGAAAGCTAGTGAGGTTTTGAAGAATGAGCAAGATGTCCGTATAAAAGAATGGAAAAATGCTTATGACGGAAAACCTTACGGTAATGAAGTCGATGGTAGATCTAAAATTGTATCTAGGGATATCAAGAAGCAGAGTGAGTGGCAACATGCTAGTATTATAGATCCGTTTGTTAGTACTAATGAGATTATTAGATGTAGCCCTATCACTTTTGAAGATGCTAGTTCCGCTAGGCAGAATGAGTTGTTGTTGAATACACAATTCTGTAGGAAGTTTGATAGGTATAACTTTATGACTAAGGCTGTTAAAGTCCTAGATCAAGAGGGTACTGCTGTTATACAGTGTGGATGGGACTACGAAGATGAGGAAGTAGTTACAGAAGCAGAAGTAATTGTTACTGATGAATTTGGTAATGAGTATATCGATGTACAAGAGATTACCGAAACCGTTGTACTGAAGAACCAACCTACTGCTAAAGTTTGCAGGAATGAAGATATTTATATTGATCCTACTTGCCAGGATGATATGGATAAGTGCCAATTCGTTATTCATAGGTATGAGACTGACTTAAGTACGTTGAGACAAGATGGTAGGTACAAGAACCTAGGTAAGGTGGCTAAGCTCGACCTAGGTGTGGACGGTGACTATGATCCAGAGTATGATACCTCATTTAAGTTTGCTGACAAGGCTCGTAAGAAATTTGTAGTTTACGAGTATTGGGGTAATTATGATATGAATGAAGATGGTATTGCAGAGCCTATTGTTTGTGCTTGGATTGGTGATACTATTATTCGTTTAGAGACAAATCCTTATCCGGATGGTAAACCTCCTTTTATTGTAGTACCTTTTAATAGTGTTCCTTTCCAGTTGCAGGGCGAGTCTAATGCTGAACTAGTTGGTGATAACCAGAAGGTTAAAACTGCTATTGTTCGTGGTATTATTGATAACATGGCTCAGAGTAATAACGGTCAAGTAGGGATGCGTAAAGGTGCCCTAGATATGGCTAACAGGCGTAAGTTCCTGAAAGGTAACAACTTTGAGTTTAATGGTAGTCCTAATGACTTCTGGCAAGGTAGTTATAATCAGATTCCTGGTAGTGCTTTTGATATGATTGGTCTTATGAATAATGAGATTGAGAGTATCACAGGTGTTAAGAGCTTTAGTGGCGGTATTAGTGGTAATTCTCTAGGTGCTACTGCTACTGGGGCTAGAGGTGCTTTAGACGCTACTGCTACTCGTAGAATGAACGTTGTTAGGAACGTGTCAGAAAACCTAGTTAAGCCGTTACTTAGAAAGTGGATGGCTTACAACGCAGAGTTTCTTGAAGATGAAGAAGTAGTTAGAGTCACTAATGAAGAGTTTGTTCCTGTTAGAAGAGACGATTTAGAAGGACGTGTTGACCTAGCTCTGAATATCAGTACTGCTGAAGACAATGCCGCTAAGAGCCAGGAGATCAGTTTCTTATTACAGACTTTAGGGCCGAATGAAGATCCTACTATTAGACGTGAGCTGATGGCAGACATACTAGAGTTGATGAGGATGCCTGATCAAGCTAAGAGGTTGAGGGAGTTCCAGCCTGAGCCAGATCCAGTACAAGAACAACTGAAGCAACTTGAGTTACAAAAACTACAGCTAGAAAACGCTAAACTTGAGTCAGAGATTGCAGATAACTACGCAAGAGCTGGTGAGAATGAGATTGATGCGGAGTTGAAGCGTAACAAAGCTGCTGTAGAAGCTGCCAAAGCTAGGAAGCTAGGTAGTGAAGCTGATATGACAGATCTACGCTTCTTGAAGGAAGATGAAGGTATCGCTCATAGAGAGAAGCTAGAAGTAGAAGATTTTAAGAGAAAGGTAAATATGGACCAGTTAGCGTTTCAAGCTATGGCTGGGGACGACAATTTAGGAGTGGTGGAATAATGAGTTTTTTAGAAGACGCTAAAGCTAAGGCTATTGCTAAAGCTAAAACAGAGGCTACAGGATTAGGTCCTGGAGAGCAGATTGTGAATACTGGACCAGGTGAGTTTTACATGCCGCAGAGGCCTATAGAAACACCTAGGTCTAAAGGATGGGGTAACCCTCAAGGTTTAGCGGAAAATGTAGGTAGAGTGGATTCTATCGCAGCTATGATTGAGGCAGGTGAGATTACTCCTGAAGAAGGGATGTTGATGAGACTTGAGAGGCAGCAATATAATGAAGCATACCCAGGAGTAAGGTAAGATGGAAGGATTAGCGGCACAAGCAGGAATGCAACAACAGATGGAACTAGAGCAGGTGGTCAATATGCTGATGCAAGGTGTACCACCAGAAGAGCTAGTTCAACAGGGAGTTCCGGTTGGGTTGGTTGAGCAGGCTATTCAGATGATCATGGCCCAAGAACAGCAAGCGCAAGTACAGTCCGCTCCTCCTAGTACACAGGCAGGACTAGTTATGACGGCAGGTATGTAATGAGTAGAGTTTCGGTGGTATCTAGTGATAATGTGGATATGTTCCTAACCCCGGATGCTGAGACTAGACCGTTAGAAGGTGGTGTACGTTTCAAAACTCCTGCAGGTTACTTGGAAGGTTCGGTGAAAAACGGGATCCCTGTGAGTAAGGTAGGAGTGGAAGGTAGGTACGGTAACCTAGATTTCACAGATAACGCTTATGGCGTTGAAGGACTGGCTAAGTTGGCAGCTCGCGCTAACATTAATCTTACAGATAACCTAACAATAAGTCCGTATGCGGATGCGGTACAGTATGAGAAGTACGTTCCTACTGTTACGAAGGGATTGGTGGCTGAGTATGCTAACAAGGCTCACAGTCTTCGAGGGGATCTACGAGATAGTGGGAATGGTCCAGAAGGGAACCTACAATATAGGTACAGGTTCTGATATGGGAGCACAAGGATTGGCTCAGATGTATGGTGGTGGAGAAGGTCAGAATACTACCCATTACTATGCAGGAGTCGAGAAAGGGGAGAAGAAGATGAAGAAAAAGAAGTGTAAGAAAGGATCTAAATCTAAGGGTAAGTAGGCTCTAGGGCTTTACATTTGGGATTAGATGTAATACAATACGAATAACTAGTAATAGTGCTAGTTTTAAATACAATTTGATAATAACTAAATCAATAATTGAAAGGACCTCATTTTTATGAATACTCCATCAACTGATGAACAACTAATTTTAGTAGAACGCCAAAAGAACGTGGCAATGTTTGAAGCACTAGATCGTTTAAAACAAAATCCAGACTTCCAGAAAGTTATCTTAGAAGAATACTTTAAGAATAAAGCGGTGGACGGTGTAAGTTTACTTGCTACTGAATATGTTATTCAGAATAACTTACGTAGTCAAGTAATGGAAAGTCTAATTGCAATCAGTCATTTAGAAGATTACTTTAATGTAATTGATTCTTTAGGACGGGTTCCAGATGAAGACGATGAAGACGAATAATAGGAGCCGATAGATGACAGAAGATGAACTGTATGATCTATCGGACGAGGAACTTGAGGCTGCTTTTAAAGAAGCGAAGGCAGCTCAAGCTTCTCCTGATATTGATCTAGATGAAGACCAGGCTACTGCTGAGGTTGAAGAAGATTTAGGTGAGGTTGATGACTCAGAAGATGAGATTGACCTAGATGAAGAATTGAACGATGATCCAGAACAATCTGATGCAGACTCTGAAGATCATGATACTAGTGAAGAAGAGGAAGTAGAAGCGGATTCGGATGAGGACGCAGAAGAAACTGACGAAGATACTCCTGACGGGGAGACTGAGGAAGATGAAACTGAACCTACGGATGAAGATGTAGAAGCCGAACCTGAGGCACAACAAGAAGTACGTAAGCATAAGTTTAAAGCTAACGGACAAGAGTTCGAGTTTGACGACAAAGAGATTATGGAACAGTTTCCTAAAATCTTTGGGCAGGCAATGGATTACACTAAGAAGATGCAAGCTATTAAGCCGTATCGTAAAACCATTGATGCTATCGAGCAAGCAGGACTAGGTCACGAAGACATTAACTTAATGATTGACGTGCTGAAGGGTGACAAAGAAGCTGTTACTGAAGTACTAAAGAGAACAGGCGTAGATGCTCTCGATTTAGACACAGAGAATAGTGGATATGTTGCGAAGGATTATGGTCGAGATGAACAGGCCCTTGCTCTTAAAGACGTCATTGACGACATTAGTAAGGATAGAGAGTACTCGATTACAGAAAATATTGTAGGGAAACAATGGGATGATGCGTCTTGGAAAGAGATGTCACAACAGCCTGAGACTATTCGAGGTTTACACGTCGATGTTCAGAGTGGTATGTATGATATCGTTTCTCCGATTGCCAATAAACTTAAAGTTTATGATGGTGGACGTAAATCAGACTTAGAGTACTACAAAGATGCCGCTAGACAATACTTTAGCGAGTTACAAAGGACAGAAGCGTTACAAGCTCGACAAGAAGAAGAGGCAAGTAGGTTACAGGCAGAGGCAGATAAAGCTGCTAAAGAACAAGCCAGACTAGACCAGATTCGACAAAATGAAGCTAAACGTACTGCTACTACTAAAGCATCCAAAAAGCGTAAAGCCGCTGCTACTACTAAGAGTAAGGCAGGGATGAAACAAGGAGTAGACTACCTAGATGACTCGGATGAAGCGTTTGAAGAGTGGTATAAGAAAACGATGGATTAACGTAAAAGTCTTATAGGAGAAATAAATCATGGCTACTAACGTTTACGGTGATGGTTCCAACTCAACAGCTGGTGCTAATACTATTGTACATTATTACGACAAAGCAGGTATTAAAGCTGCTAACCGTGTTAATATTTACGGTCAGTTCGCTGACAAAAAACAAATGCCTAAGAAAATGGGTAAGACATTCAAGATCTCTAAGTTCTTGCATATGTATGACCGTGCCTTAGGAGATGCAGATTTCGGTGCTAAAGGTTACATGACTAACCGTACAGCTTCTGAAGTATCAACTGCTTTAACTAACGCTAACCTAGCTGAAGGTGCTGGTGCAGTAAACAAACGTTCACTTGAGAAAGTGACTGTTGAAACATCATTAGCTCGCTATGGTGAAATGATCGATTACACTGATGAAGTTGAACTTTTCTCAGAAGATTCGATTCAAGTACGCTACCGTGAAGAACTAGGTGAACTAGCTAACTCACGTATGGAAGATTTAGTACAGCTAGATATGCTTGGTACTGGTACTGTTATTTATGCTGGTTCAGCTACATCTAACGCTACTTTAGGTGCTACTCAAGCTGACGGTTCTGATGATGCAGATAACCGTGTATCTTACGAATTAATTCGTAAAGGTGTTAAGAAGCTTGTACGTAACCGTGCTAAGAAGAACTCTCAGATGGTTACTGGTTCAACTAAGATTGATACTAAAACAGTAGCTCCTGGTTTCTTTGCTATTATCGGTGCTGATGTTAAGTCTGATTTAGAGACTGCTACTCGTGGTGCTACATATGAGAAAGAATACCTATGGATTCCTGCTCATAAATATGCGTCTGCTGGTAACCTAGCCGAAGGTGAAGTTGGTGCTTTACATGAAGTACGTTTCATTGAAGCTGAGTCCGCTGTAGTTTATGATGATGGTGCTGTACCTCCTCAAAACTATGTTGGTGACCTAGCTATCATCGGTGACACAGATCTAACTTCTGCTACACCTGCTGATCGTGGTAACTTTGCTGTATACCCAATCCTTTTCCCGACTGAAGGTGCATTTGCTACTGTTGGTCTTAAAGGTCAAGGTAAAATCAAGTTTAACTCGAAATCACCAAGTTCTGTTGAGAATGCTAACCCTTACGGGACTAACGGCTTCTTCTCATACAACTTCTTCTATGCTGGTCTAATCCTGCAAGAAGAGCGTCTATTGAAGATGATGGTATGTGCATCTAAGTAATCTAGCTTAGTGTATAAAGGCCCTCTTAGGAGGGCTTTATTTTTTATAAGGTATTGTATATAATAGTAAGTGTTTTACTAATTTAACGAACTAAACAACCGAAAGGATTTAGAAATGTCAAAAATTGATGACTTAAAACAAGAAGCTACTGATCTAGGTATCAGCTTTAGCCCGAATATCGGAGAAGCTAAGTTACAGGATAAGATCGATGCTCACTACGAAAAAGAAGAGAGTGGGTCTATCGAGAAGATGGTAGAAAAAGCAGAAGCCTCTAAGAAAGAGGAAACCCCTAAAAAAGAAGTTAAGAAAGGCGGGTTTGATCGTCGAACTTTAGCTAAAGAAAGGGAAGCTGCGGCACGTAAGACTAAAGTAATTACTATTATAGATAACGACCAACGTGTTAATAACCAGACAACTACTGCTACAGTAAACTGTGGTAATATGTATTTTGACCTAGGTACTATGGTACTGCCTCTACAGATGGAAGTAGAAGTACAGCAAGGTCATATTGATGTGTTGAAGAGTGTTATGATTCCTCAGCATATGAAGAAAGCTGGTGCAAACGGATTGAGTGAGGTGGTCATGAGACCTAGGTACACCATTTCGTATTCGGATAAATCACCGGAATAATCATATAGAAGGCTTTTTTCGGAGAGTCTTCAATTATGGTTATTGGGTAAGGAGATTTTGTATGGCTGGATGTTCAGCAGATAGATTTGTGATTACTAGAGGTGTACCAAATACTTTTATTTTTACTATTAAAGCAGATGGTACTACCTTGCCTATGGAAATCGATGCAGGAGACACCTTTCAAGCTACGTTAAGTACTTTAGAAAGTAACTCCTCAGTCTTGTCAAAACCGCTCACAGTAGTAGATGCTCTATCAGGTAAGGTATCTCTTGTCCTTACAGCTAGTGAGGCGAATACACTACAAGCTGAGCGTGGGTCTAAAGTAGATAGGTACTATATTAAACCGGTATATAAGCTTACTATTGAGTGTAGTACGCTTAATAATGGTGATTTCATAGCTAAGATACCGGAGATTTATGTCGATTGATTTAGAACTACACACCGTAGACCTAGATAAAGGGACGAGTACAGAAGTAAGCGCTGTAGACGGTGCTACCGGGATAGACCTAGTTCCTAGTAAGTTTGGGGTAGAAGGTCATAAGAAAGAGTACTCTATTATAGGGGATGGGCTATATGCGCAAGTTAGTGCAGAGTCTGCCCCTCAATGGCTGCTATCTATCATTGATGAAGTGTTGGCGGTTAACCTAGCTAATGGGTTGACTAGCTTAGATGATGCTGTTGCCGCTATCAACACTGCGTTAGGTGAGCTAGATATCGCAAAGAATCAGTACCAAGAACTGATCAATATAGAAGCTACTATCGATAGCATTATCACATCTAGATTAACTACCCTTAACGCCACTGTAGGTACAAACAGTGCCAGTATCGTCACCCTAGATTCTACTAAAGTTACGGCAGATCAGGCTTTAGCTATTGCTGCAGACCACCTTAGCTCGGAGCTACTGGATGGTGATGTAAGTGCAGCACTAACTACTCTTGAAAGTACCTTAACTACTCCTATAACTGCTAATGCAGATTCCATTAGTGTACTTAGTACATCTATTAATGACCCTTCTATCGGGCTTACAGCTACAGCTAGTGCTATGGATCACATGCAATCTTATGTAGGTCTGGTTAAAGGTACTCCTGATGGTACAGGCCTATTAGCAGATGTAGCAATACTACAGAAGCAGAATGATGGTGTCATAGAGACTACTACTGGTACTTATGATGTTATGCTAGGTGTTGAGAACCCTAACAACAGTACAGGTAATGACGAGCTAATAGAGACTGCAGAACCATATGCAAGTTGGAAATCTGCGGATGTAGCTAGTGGCACAGAGGAAGAAAGAGCTAGACATGTTGGTGACGTATATATCCAGTATACAAGTGGTGATACAGGTTACAAGACGTATGATAGAGCTTATAAGTTTGTAAAGACTGTTGTGGATAGTACTAGTCCTTTTGCTACTGATAGTGAGGGTTACACATGGGCTTTGATAACAGATACAGATGCTCAGAATGCTTATGTTGCTGCCTTGAATGCGCTAGACTTAGCTGACGATAAAAGACGAGTGTTTGTAGTACAACCTACTGCTCCTTACGATGTAGGGGATTTATGGTTAGTAGATGCTCTTACTGAGGTACCTAACCTGTTTCCTGCAGTTGAGGTAGGGGATATACTGCGTTGTACTGAAAGTAAAACAGGTACAGGTACTTATGAGAGTAATGACTGGGTAAGAGCAGATAATTATCGAGCCAGCTTAAATGCAGTACAAGATGATTTAGATACTTGGAGAAACGGAGATTATAGTGACTTTGTTCTCGATATACAAGGTCAGGTAGATGGTAAAGCTGAAAGTTACTATATAGAAAATATGCCTCACCCTGAAGGAAGTAATAGTGACTATTCTGTGTGGGTAGGCGATTTATGGAAAAAACCTGGTGATAACACAGAGTATATCTACCAGCTTGTCGGTGGCATCTATAAGTGGGTAAAAACTGATGTGCCTGATATTGTATATGATACTATAGATACTAAAAAAACTATATACACAGGAAATGACGTACCTATCCCTAGCTTACCTGATAAGCTAGAAGAAAATGATATGTGGATCGTAGGAAGTACTCCAAGTAACAGTTCTTACGACAAAGAAGAGGTGTACGTATGGAATGGTTCTTCATGGGTTAAACCTCTTAGGTACACTGATGATACTGCGGTTACTATACTACAGAATGGGCTGAGTGACGGTACAGTAGCAGTTGACTTAAGTAGTGCTACTATTGATGGTACTACACCTTTAGATACGTTTGTGGCTAACCAAATAGACGATCAAGTAGTAGTGTTTAGTGGTACTGATGTCAGCAGTCAGACAGGTATGAAAGCTGATGATATTTATATCGAAAAAACAACAGAGGCTAGTTCTTCTGGTGTAGTGGTTGATGTACTGAACACGTATAGATACACAGGGTCTAGTTGGACAAAAATAGGTAACAACAGCAATTTAACAGGTCTAGCTGATTTAGCTGATGGTAAACGTACTGTGTTTGCTGGGACAACTATACCGAGTGGTGCTGAAGAACGAGATCTATGGATACCAGAAGCTGATGTTAGTGGCTATATACAAGGTGAGATATATCAGTATAAAGGTACTTCATGGACCCTAGCTACAAAATACAGCTCAGAAATAGACAGTATAAACACAGACCTTAGTCAAAAGGAGCTTGAGTTAGCTAATCTGGACGGAAAAATAGACGCTGAAGAGCAAGCCCGTATATTAGCAGTATCTGCAGAAGAACAGGCTAGAATTGACGCTATACAAGAAAGAGTACTAGAAGACGCAAGACTTGATGGAGTAATCAGCGCAGAAGAACAAGCTAGGATTGATGCTGTAAATGATGTGTCTGATGCCTATAAAGAGTATAGTAGAATAGTAACCTTAGCTATATCTGATGGAGTGCTTACGACTGCAGAACAAGCTACTATTAGTGCTGCACAAGCTGCAGTAAACGCTGCTAAAGACAGACTGCAAGACATTGCTGATACTGCGGAAGAGAACCTAGGTAATTTTGTAGACCAAGTGTATACACCAAAAATAACTACACTAGAAAATCAAATAGATGGTAAAGTAGACATATACTACCAGAACACTGCCCCATATCCTAATGGTACAAATGACGCTAATAAAAATGGTGACTTGTGGTACGATTTAGACGACAAGCTGCTTTACGTCTACCAGAACAGTATTACAACATGGTCATTAGTTGAAGACCAAACAGCTATAAATGCTGTAACAGATGCGGCTACTGCACAAGCTACTGCTGACGGTAAGATTACTACTTACTACGGTACAAAGGCAAGTACTGTAGGTGAAGCTGTTGGTGACTTACTTGTAGCTAGTGATGAAGATAACAAGCTCTATAGATGGGACGGTGCTACATGGATTGATTCTCAGGATAAGGGGATCGTAGCTAATGCACAGGCTATTACAGATCTAGATGCTACTGTTAATGACCCTGTTACTGGTACTATAGCAAGTGCTGTTAATAGTTTAGAGCAGAGTGTTAATAGTAGTATTGTTGACGGATTAGCAAGTGTAGAGAGTAAGTTTGCTTATGATTCTACTTTAAACATAAATGGTAATTACTACAACAGCGGTTTTGGCCTTAACAGTAGTTTGATTGACCCTGGTTCGGGTATACCTGTAGGTGAGAGCGAGTTCTGGATTAATGCAGACAAGTTTAGATTTACTAATACAGGACAAACAGGCACAGCAACACCGTTTAGTATAGATGCTGGTGGTGCAGTACCTAACGTTACTTTCAATGGTTTAGTTACTTTTGGTAACAGCCAGACAGGTACTATTGATGAAGCTATCACAGCTAGTATCGAGACTAAAGGAGTGGCTACACAAGAGTATGTAGACAATGGTATACTGAATAGTGGGTACGTACTTCCAGATGAAGTAGCTCAAGCTATAAATACTAACACTACTACTATCGATGGTGCTAAGATAACTACAGGTTCTATAAATGCATCTGACATAGCTACTGGGGTTTTGAGTTTAAATGGGTTAGCTTTGTTTAGTCCACCTGCTGGGTATTCTGGTACTATAGCAGACCAGAATGGAGTACGTGTGTATAACAATGGTGTTTTAAGGGTTAAATTAGGTAAACTTTAATGGCTACTAACATTAGTATGAGTCTTAGTGCAGGGGAGTATACTACAGGTAAAATTATATCTTTGTCGAAGAACTTGTCATCAGATCCGTACGGTTTAGTTGTGTATGACAGTTCTGGGGTAGACATATATTCTAGTTTAGTTACTACATGGAACTTTGTGCACAGTGTTACTGTACCTGGCGGTTCTAGTACAAATGTATACTTGCCTACACTAAGCGCGTTATCTGAAGTAGTTATAAGTAAATCATTTGTTAACGCAGCCCCAGACGACCAAGAAAATATTATAGCGAACGCTTCAATTTCATCTAACAGTTTATCAGTATGGGGTGGTAATGTTGACTGTAATGTAGTAGTTTTGGGTAGGTAGTGATGAGTTACGGGTTTAGTATCAAAAACGCTTCTTCGCACGTTTTAGTGTCTGATGAAGTAAAAACCCCTCATTTTGTGGGTAAAGCTACTTATCTAAGTTCATCCGATATGCCTGATCATGTACCTACATCTGGTTCTTATTTACATAGGTACACTATTAATTTACCGAACTCTGATACACCTATTGTTTTTCTTCGCCCTTATGTATCGCCTGGTGGAGTTCATATTGTTGGAAATTTATATTCTTACAGTGTTGTTGAGATAAGATATGTAGGTGGTAACAGTTGGACGATAACCACACTCCAATCTGGTAACGTGTCAAGACCTTGTCAATTGTATATATTTGTTTCTGCTGCAGGTAGAACAAGTAACGATCCTACTGGTTTAGTTACTGTAAACAGTGCTGGTGAGGTATGTTTTGATAGTAATTTAAACCCTTTAAATGTAGTAAGTACTTCTTTGTGTCTTCCGCCTAGAATTCCGTGTGATGGTGGTATCCCTACTATAACAGGTGGCTACTCTTTTACAGAAAGAACTTTAGATTTTGATTTTAATAGCGATAATACTTACATATCGGCTCCCCATACGGCTACTGAGGTAGAAGAAAAAAATTTACTTGTATCAGCTAACAGTTTAACTCAAGCCGTGTACCAAAGAGGTAAAGATGGGCATAAAAAAAGTAGATTTTGTTACGCAGACAGCTACGGTATGAAAATTTGTGAAAGCCCGCAGGATCATAACTCCTACACTAGGTGGACAGTGATGTACTATAGTACTTTTAGGGTTACTCCTACTCTTATACACGCAGGGTGGGCTCCTTACAATACAGCATATTACTATAAAGAAATAATTGATCCTGAGCCTGGTGTTATAATAGGTATAGGAAGTTCAGGCGGCAGTTTTTATGAGTCAGGAGCTGTCCCATACACTCAAAAAACTATAAATTTAGAACCTATCCCTGTTATAATAAGTGACGCTAGGTTTTACGGAGATTAACTATGTTGAAGAAAGAAAAAGTATACACTTCTAATGGGGTGTGTACCAAAGAACAAAGCGGGTTTGATATAATTAGTAGGTATACAGCTTCTGAAGAACATGAGTTTGTTAAAGTTCTTGATGGTAAACCAGTTAAAAAGTATTTTCTTACAGAACTTGGTGTACTAGCTGTACTGCCTGCTATGGATGTCACGCAAGAAGAAGTAGAAGCTCGTAAAAAAGTTCCTAATTTTTTATCGGATTATACCGATAAAGTTTTATATTTATCTTTTTTTGATGATAGTGTAGAAACGTCCTTAATGGTAACTTCTTTTGAAGAGATTACTGAAATTTGTACAGCTCTTGGGGTAGTTAGTCCTATACCTTCTGTTGGGTGCTCTAGTAACGCTGATTTTTTTTCTAAGTCTTACATGATGTATCAAGGTACTCCGTTCACTTTTTTAAATTTTGTAGAAAGTTCGTCAGGCGTTAAAGTAAAACTGTATTTGTATGAACAGTATTTTGGATGGTTTGGGTTATGGATGTCGGCAAAAAGCTGGTCGTTAGGTAAGCTAGTAGGTAAAGGGTCTTCATTAATAGCTAACTTTTATGATAAATACAATGATATCCCTGAAGATTCTTTTCTTTTTAATAAAAGAAAGACTAAAGACGCTAATGCGTATAACAATATTGAAATAATACATTCTGTAGAAGACGGATATAACGTACTTTATAGGTATACTTATGAGAATCCTATTTTTGGTTGGGAAGCTAATTTTTATGATGATGATTTAAACCTGGTAGGTAAAAAAGTGTACACCCCAAGCAAGTTTGCTTTAAGGTTTTTGTGTAATTTCAGTGTTACCGGTAAAGATTACCAGGATTTGGGGTTACCGTCGTATATAATGTTTTGGTTAGGGGACTCTTACAACTCAGCTACAGAAGAAAACGAGTATTATTTTATTACTGTGGACGGTACGCATACTATTGATAAAGTGTGCGCAGACATTGGTATACCTGTACCGTACCCAGAAGATATGCAAGGTGTTATAAAAGAAACACCTGAAAATTTCAGGTTTAAGTATTACGACATTTACCACCAAGGAGAAGGATATCACGTTCCTTGCCTTATTTGGAGTATAGTTAAAAAAGAAAATAAAATTGTAGGAGTTAAGTTTTATAGTTTTAGCCGTCCTTGGGAGTCTAAAAAACCAGAAGAAGTATTGGATTCTTTCGATTTTCTAAAGAGAATGGAAAATAAGGAATTAGGTAACTATGAAGTTATTAAGACTGTAGATACTACTAAAACACGTAAAAAAACTTATGAAAAAAAACTTTAGTGGTAAAGTATAAAAACGTTTACTCTCAAAGTAATAAGTAAGTTAGGTGTACTTACTAACATAATAGTCAAGTAATAAATAAAAAAGAGTATCTGTATTTAGGTACTAAACTAGTTAAGGGATAAAAAATGGCTACTATCAGTATTACATCAGAACTAGATGTAATTAATAAATACAAAGGTTTGGTTAGCGAGTCTATGGGTTCCGACTCCGTATATATACGTACGAAGGAGACACTAGAAGACTTTTTTAAGA